TTGATGCTGATAACGTTTCTTTTGCAAACGCAACTATTTCAGCTCAAGCTGCATTAATTTACAATGCAACTAATGCAAATTCATCAATAGCTGTATTAGATTTTGGTGGTGTTAAAACATCTACTAATGGTACATTTGAGTTACAGTTTCCTAACGCTGACGCTACTAACGGCTTAATTAGAATAGCATAAGGAGGAAGTCCTTATGGCAAGTACATGGAGCCAAGGTGATTGGAACTTAGGTTCTTGGAATGATGCTGCAGTTGGTGCAGTATTAACAGGTCAATCTGTTACCACATCTGTAGGTGATGTAGTTGCCAATGCTGAAATAAGAACTGGTTGGAGTAGAGGAACTTATTCATCAGCTGCATGGAATTCTAATCCAGATGTATTTCAAGCTATTACAACAGCAGGCGAATTATCAACTTCTATTAATTTAGGATTTGGCTGGAGTAGAGAAAGTTGGAACGAAGGTAATTGGAATTCTAGTTTAGGTTTTGTATTAACCGGTAATGGTAATGTATTTGCAACAACTACAGCAGGTGAATTAACTACTACTGCTAATAATATAGTTGTTACAGCTAGTGCTCCTATAACTATAAGTGGTGAAGAATTAATTACATCTCAAGGTGAAGAAACTGTAACAGGTACAGCTTCTTTAACTATAACTGGAGAAGAATTATTATCTGCAACTGTTAATACTTTTGCTGTATCAGCAGGCGGAGCTATAACTATAAATACTCCTACTTTTGAAGCTAATGTAGAATTAAATAATGATGGTATAGTTATAGGTCTAGCTAGTTTTTTAAATATAACTGGATTTCCTTTATCTGCTAATTTAGGAACAGTTACAACTACTTCTGAAAATATAATACCTATTACTGGAGAAGAATTAACAACCACAGCTAATACAATCACTATAAGTGCTGAACAAATATTATCAATCACTGGAAATGGAGTAACTATTACACTTGCTGATATAGTACCTAATTCTGAAAACTTTATATCTATTGAAGGAAATAGAGCAAATGCTAATGTTACAACGCTTAAATTTTGGGATCCAATTAGAGGTAATATTACTGAAACTTGGACTAATATTCACTAGACAAATGATGACAAATATATATTATTTACATTATTTAAAATATGGAGTATAAAAAATTATGCCATCAAGTTATACATCGAGATTAAAATTAGAGAGACAAGCTTCTGGAGAAAACTCAGGAACTTGGGGTAATCTAGTTAATTATGTTTTTAATAGAATTGATTCATCAGTAAAAGGTTATCAATCAGTTGACGTTGCAGGTTCTGCTAACGTTACTTTAACTTCAAATAATTCTACAACTAATACAGACGATTCAGCAACAGATGATCAAGTACATAATGCTGTATTAGAATTTACAGGTGCTCTTACAGGAGACATTCATGTTTTTACTGATGCAGTAGAAACTAAATATACAGTATTTAATAACACTACAGGAAGTCAAACATTAACTTTTGGTCCAACTGGAGGAACTGGCGTAGTCCTTAAACAAGGTGCTAAAACATTAGTTTATACTGATGGAACTACTATGGTTGATATAATGGCTGATCTTGGTGATATAGCTATGACATCTGTAACTTCTTCTGGAAATGTTGCTGGTACAAATATAAATGGTTCAGCAGTAATTTCAACTGGAAATGTTTCAGGAACTAATTTAATTGGAAGTGCAAATGTTTCAGGAACTAATTTAATTGCAACTGCAAATACTGTAGACATTCAAGGTTCTGCTCCTGCTATTACTGCAACAAATGGAACTAATACAGATTTAACATTAACACCAAACGGATATGGCTTAGTAACTTTTAATGGTGGTGGAAAAATTCAACAATTAGCTGAAAAAGTAAATACTTCAGCAACTGCTGCAACAGGTACGATTAATTTCGATGCAATTGATGGAGCTGTTCAAAACTTTACTTCTAATGCTTCTGCTAATTGGACATTTAATTTAAGAGGTAACTCTACTGTTACTTTAGATACTTTATTAGACGATGGTGAAAGTATAACAGTTGCACATATTGTTCCTCAAGGAGCAACTGCATATTATGCAAACGTTGTTCAAATAGACGGATCAACTGTAACTCCAATATGGCAAGGTGGAGCAGCTCCTACAGAAGGAACTGCAGATAGCACAGATACTTATACTTACACTGCAATTAAAACTGCAGCTAATACTTACACTGTATTAGCTTCATTAACTGCATTTGCATAGAAAGGAGTTTAAATGCCAATTATAGGTTCATTCGGAGCAGGATCCGCAGGAGGCTACGGTCAACGTAAAGGCGGAGCTGCAAAATATAATATTCAATATCTAGTTATTGCAGGCGGAGGAGCGGCTGTAAATGGAGGACCAGGAGGAGGTGGAGGTGCTGGAGGATATAGAAATTCTTATGCATCAGAAACATCAGGAGGTTCTTCTCCAACAGAAAGTCCACTTGAAGTAACTGGTGGTACAACATACACAGTTACAGTTGGAGCAGGATCAATTGAAGATTCGTCACAAAACGGAGAAGATAGTGTTTTTGGAAGTATTACAAGTTTAGGTGGCGGATATGGAACTGCTGATCCTGGAGGATCTGGTGGTGGAGGTAATTACGCTCAAACTAATGCTGGAGGAGCAGGTACACCTGGACAAGGTACTCCTGGTGCAGCTGGTGGAGGAAGTTCCCCTCCATATAGATCAGGTGGCGGCGGTGGAGCTGGAAATGCTGCAAGTGGTGCAAATGGTGGTAATGGATTAGACTCATCAATAGATGGATCAACTCAAACAAGAGCTGGCGGTGCTGGTGGAGGCGATGAAGGCGGCGGCGGTGGATCTGGCGGATCTGGCGGCGGTGGAAACGGCGGAAATAATATTGGACAATCTGGAAATCCTGGTACTTTTGATGGCTCTGGAGGTGGCGGAGGCCAAGCTGGAGGTGGAGACGGATTTAGAGGAATTGTAATTTTAAGAATGGCAACTGCTGATTATTCTGGAACAACTACAGGAAGTCCAACAGTTACAACAAGTGGATCAGATACAATACTAAAATACACAGGTGATGGGAGTTACACAGCGTAATGGCTACTTTTGCAAGAATAGATGATGACGGAAATGTTATTAAAGTACATAAGGTAGCTAATGAAGTATTAGGTAATCCAGAAGATGAGCAAAAAGGAAAAGACCTTTTAAAATCTTTACATGGAGGAACAGACGCTAATTGGGTACAAGGCTCTGTTAATACTAAAGGTGGTGTTTATTACAAATTTGATGAAAATTTAAATTATGTTGTTGCACCAGAAAATGAACAATCTAAAGCTAGAAGATATAATCCTCCTTCAAGAAATGGTACTTATAACTCAGAAGCAGATGCTTTCATACTTCCTAAACCATATAATTCATGGGTTTTAGACACTAATAATTATACTTGGAAAGCTCCTGTAGATGAACCAGCTGATTTTAATACAGTTGCTTATGTGTGGGATGAAGACACTACAAATTGGATTGTAGATCCTAAATATAATATCTAACTCTAGACTTTTTTATTTAATCTGATACAGATGTAATTAGATTAATATGAAAGATAATCAATTAAGCACATATTATCCTTTATTTAAAGATAATATTCATTTATTCGCTTGGTCAAATTTATTCACAAAAGAAGAATGTGAAAAAATTAAAAAATATATTTATGAACAAAATACAATACAAGCTGGTGTAATTGGTAATGGTGGAAAAGGTGAAACTTATTCACCTGAAAAAAGAAAATCCAATGTAAGTTGGGTTTTTCCAAATAATGAAAATTCATGGGTTTTTGAAAAAATTAAAAATTGTATACTCGATTTAAATAATAAATTTTTTAAATTTGATATTCAAGGTCTATCAGAAGGACTTCAATATTGTAGCTATAAAAAAGGTGATTTTTTTATAAGACATCCAGATAGAGCTTATGGAATAATTATAAGAAAACTATCTTTAACTATCCAATTAAGCGATGAAAAAGATTATAAAGGTGGAGAATTAGTTTTATATAATGGATTAGGTGAAACTATTGTTAAAAAGGAACAAGGACATGCTGTTGTTTTTCCAAGTTTTGTAGAACATGAAGTTAAACCTGTTACAAAAGGTAAAAGAGAATCATTAGTTGCTTGGATAACAGGACCCCAATTTAAATAAATGCTTAAAAAATATAAGTTTGAAAAAAAAGATTGTATGGGTGGGTGGTATATACCTAAAAATATTTGTGATGGAGTTATAGATTTTTATAAAGAAAGTGAAAAAGTAAAAGGATGCACTCACAGATTTGATGAAAAAACTAAACAATGGGTTACAGATGTAAATGTATCTAATAAAGTATCTACAGATGTACTTGTATCTTTTTATGAAAAAGATAAAAGGATGATTGCTTATAGAAAATATTTACAAAAATGTTTAGAACTTTATGTTGAAGAATATCCTGAACTAAATAGGCAGCCTCGTTTTAATGTGTCAAAGGGTTATAATATTCAATTTTATAAACCAGGAGAGGGTTATAAAGCCTGGCATTGTGAAAGAGCTAATTTAACTGTAACTGATAGATTATTAGTTTTTATGACTTATTTAAATAATGTTCCCGATGGAGGTACAGAATTTATGTATCAAAATTTAACAACTAAAGCTGAAAAAGGTCTAACACTTATTTGGCCAGCAGATTGGACTCATACTCATAGAGGACAAATTTCAAATACTAAAGAAAAATATATTGTAACTGGTTGGTACTGTTATCTATTAGATGGCCCAGATTGGATAAGAAATAATTTTGCAATGAATAATCATGTCGAAAATCAAAAATAATTTTATTAATTTACTTAAAGATGTTAGTTATCCTACTAAAAAACAAGAGCAAGAAGAATTATGGAATGTTGAAGGAGTTTTAAAAAAAAGATTAAATCAAAAATTTAAATTTGATACTAGAGCATTACAAAGATTGAATACGAGTAGTTTACAAGGAAAAGAAGGAAGCACAGAAACTAAAGCAGATAAAATTGTTTATGAGGAAAAAAATAAATGGATTATTGTTGATGTAGAAGAATTACATAATTATATATATAAAAATAAAATAACTAGAATATTTTTAGAAGACTTAACTGAAAATTTAGAATGGAATATTATAATAAATAAATGAAAGTAGATTTAAATAAATATATAAAAGTATATTCTTCTTTTTTTGAAAAAGAACTTTGTAATAATACTATAAAAGATTTAAAGAATTGTGAGAAAGAATGGTATGAGCATACTTTTTATAATCCTCTTACTAACACAAACAAAAATAGAAGTGGAGAACAGGAATTCTCTGTTTCAGAGTTATACACTGAAAACAATAAAATTATAATGGATAAGATATGGAATGGTATAAGAAATTATGTTGATTATTTAGATATACCTTTCTTTACCAGTTGGAGTGGATATTCTGCTGCTAGGTATAATATTTACAGAGAAAATAAAAAAATGGCTGAGCATATTGATCATATTCAAAGTATATTTGATGGAGAAAGAAAAGGTATTCCGACGCTTTCTTTAGTTGGAATTTTAAATGATGATTACGAAGGTGGAGAATTTATAATGTTCGGTAAAGAACAAATAAAATTAAAACAAGGAGATTTATTAATATTTCCATCTAATTTTTTATTTAAACATAAAGTAAATGAAGTAAAGAAAGGAACAAGGTATTCATTTGTATCATGGGTTTGGTAAAATTAATTGAAGAAAAAGATTGTGATTTAATTTATAAATCATTATTAGATCAAACAAGCGGCACTTATAGAGAAGACAATTGTAGACCTTGGCAAGAAGGTAATAATGTTTTTTATGAGCTTATAAAAGATTTTCCAACTAAAAAATTAACTAGAAATTATATTATAAAATTAAGCATATTAATTTCATTAAAATATAAAAAAGAAATATATCCTCACTTCGCAGATTTAGTTTTATGGAACAAGGGTAAAAGTATGCAAAATCATTTTGATGACGGTAGTCCAGATAATCCTGAAGAAGTTAATAATATATTAAGACCGAGATATATAAGTGCTATTACTTATTTAAATGATGACTATGAAGGAGGAAAAACGGTAGTGGATGGAGTTGAGCATACTCCTAAAAAAGGATATACATTAATTTTTAGAAGCAATATATCTCATGGTGTAACTGAAGTTATTAAAGGTCAAAGAGGTATATTAGCCACTTGGTTTACAGACGATTATAAACATTTTTATTTGTAAAACTGTATATAATATATTGTTATTAAAATAGCACTATATTTTTATAATTTTTGTTATATAATTCAAAAATTATGCCATTAACTCAATTAAATTTTCAACCTGGTTTAGATACTGAAAACACCGAAACTGGTGCAGAAGGTAGATGGACAGACTGCGATAAGATTAGATTTAGAAAAGGACTTCCACAAAAAATAGGTGGATGGACTAAATTTAGTGAAGACTATTATGTTGGACGACCTTCAGGTATAGCTTCTTGGATTAGCTTAGATGGTACACGTTATCAATCTATAGGAGGAGATAAAAAAGTTTATGTTTATCAAGGTGGTACTAATCAAGATATTACTCCTATTAGACAATCTAATACATTAGTTAATGTATTTACTACTTCTAATACTAGCTCTAATGTAATAGTTAATCATTCAACTCATGGAGCAACTTTAGGATCATTTATAACTATATCTAACGTATCAGCAAATGTAGGAGGTATTACTACTACTGATTTAGAAAATCAATTTGAAATAGTTGCCATAAATAATTCTGATGCTTATACTATTACAACACCTGGTACAGCAACTTCAACAGTTACTAACTCTGCTAATTGTGATATTGAATATCAATTAAATATTGGTCCTACTACTCAAACTTTTGGTTATGGTTGGTCAGCTGGTACTTACTCTGAAAGTACATGGAACACTCCTAGAACTACATCAGAAGTTACTCTTGATATGAGACAATGGTCATTAAATAATTGGGGAGAAGATTTAATTTTAACTGTAAGAGATGGAGCTACTTATGAGTGGGACGAATCAGGTGGTATGACTGCTAATCCCGCTACTCAAATTGCTAATGCTCCTACATCTTCTACTTTATCTGTAGTATCTACAGAAACTAGACATTTAATTTGTATGGGAACAGAAACTACTATTGGTACACCTAGTACACAAGATAAACTATTTATAAGATGGTCAGATCAAGAAAATTATAATTTTTGGGCGCCTAACGCAACTAACTCAGCAGGGTCACAAAGAATTGCAGGAGGTAGCGAAATAAGAACAGCTAAACCTGCAAAAGGTACTATACTTGTATGGACAGATACAACATTACATTCAATGTCTTTTATTGGTCCACCTTTTATATTTGGCTTTCGTCAGTTAGGTAATGACTGCGGAGCTGTTGGATTAAATAGTGCAATCGTAATAGATGACGTTGCCTATTGGATGGCCGATGGCCAATTCTTTAGATTTGCTGGTGCTGTTCAAGAAATACCTTGTCCAATATTAAATCATGTATTTGATAATATAAATAAAACTCAATACGCTCAAGTTTATGCTGGTCAAACTTCTGACTTCTCTGAAGTTGTTTGGTATTACTGTTCTGCTAATTCAAATTTTGTAGACAAGTATGTAATCTATAATCATTTAGAAAATAGTTGGTATTTTGGTAATTTATCTAGAAGTACATATATAGATAATGGAGTAGAATTAAATCCTTTAGCTACAGAATATTTAGCTAACTCTACTGCTAATACTTATACTACAATATATGGTCTTACACCTGGACGAAGTTTAATCTATCGTCATGAAGATGGTGTTGACGCTGATGGAACAGCGATTACTGCTTATATAGAATCAGGTGATGGAGACATTGCTGATGGAGAGAATTTTAGTTTTAT